ATGTAATTGCTCCTACTAATCCTTGGGTACTTAACAGTTTACCCTGTGGTGGTGTAAAAAAGATTTGAAATCTATTTGTCTTTGCAAGTCCACCTCGTTTACTGATTGTACTTTTTAAATTATCAATGGACATTATCTGCCTCCCTGGTACACTTTTCTGGAATCAGCCCAGGCCGATCGGGCACTCTTCTTCTTAAATTGCTGTATTGGTAGATAGATTGCTGTTTCCCAGTCGGTCATAGGCACACGTGACATCTGTGACTTGACGTGAGATACTAAATACCTTTTAAAACATGGTTCAAATTCTTTATACTTCTTAACCCCTTGCAACAAGTCATATGTTAATCGGGTTAAACGAGAATCTGGTTTTAAATCTTTAGGTGCAAGTTTAAATAATTCATTTAATAATCTTGCACGTGCAACAGGGTTCACATAATGGAGATTTAATCCATAGAATCCGCCTGGTGCAGGACCTACAATAATAGTTAATGGAAATTTATCATAGTATGGTAGGGTTTCTTTTGTTTTAGGGTCATAAAAATACATGACCATATCACCTACACGAATTTTAGTCTGTTTCTCTAGTGCATCATCCTTAAGAATTTTAGTCCTAGAAGGAACAGCAAGTTCTTTTACCTTTTTACCGAACCACTCTTCGGATTCTGGGGTCCTAGATCGGATTCCTGCTCTGAATGCCGCGGCACTGATTTTATCGAATATAGACATACTACTATTTATACTATCCCTTTATTAGTTTTATACCAAGATTGGTTAAAGTGTCTTCGGTCCACACTTGAAATTTCCAACCTTTATGGTCTGCATATTGTTGTGCAGCTTCCCACTTAGAGGTGTTTTTAATGTATGATGTAACCTCATTAATATATCTTTTGGTTTTACGAGCACCTTTCTTGGGTGGCATAGTTTGACTCTTTGGTTTAATCTCAATTAATATAATCTCTCTGTTATCAAGTTCGATTAATAAGTCTACATAGTACCTATGAAGTTTATTGTCTGTTTTACACTTATATGGAACGACAACCTCTTCACTATTCCATTTCTTAACTCTGGGGTTTGATTCACACCACCGAAATGCCTGTCTTTCCCATAACGAACGATAAACGACTTTACTGGCATCACCCATATACTTTCGTTTATCTTTAATTGTGTATTTCCCTTTGTAAGCCATTATAAATACCTTTATAGTAAATTATTATTTATAAGGGAAATAAACATGACCGAGGGTGCAGCAACAACCGAGAATAGTGATAAGGCCAAAGAAAAGTCCACCATTTTTACCTTTCCAGCACGATTAAGAGCAGAAACAGATAATGGTGCTGCTCATATTAGGTTTAAAGTAATTGATAAAAACGAGACAGGGCCGACAGTACATTTATTCATGCCCCTGGGTGTGAATGTACCAGATGCTGCTGCATATACTACCATGGACTTAGGTCTTGTGGGTGGTGGCGAAAGTTTTCTTAAAAAAGCTGCTGCAGGTGATGCTGCTGTTCAATCATCAGACATGATTGCTGCAGGTGCAACTGCTGGTGGTATTGCTGCTACTAAATTTGGAGACTCACTTGGTGTAGGTGCTTTAGCTGGTGGTACAACTCAATTAAGATCAGGTGTGGCGTCTAACCCTTATACAGAGACACAGTATACTGGTTCCAATATCCGATCCTTTGGTTTTACATTTAAACTTGTTTCAGAAAGTGCTGCCGAGGCTGATACTGCATTGGCCATTGAAAACTTTTTTAGAGAAAATATGTATCCCGAAGAAGGCGGAGACTTTACATTAAAGTATCCCAACAGATTTAAAATAGAATTCTATAATGGCGCTAGTATAAACAAATACATGCCAACAATAAAAGAGTGTTACTTGCTATCTCTTAATACAACATATAATTCCACATCTAATGCCTTTCATGATAAAGGTCAACCAGTTGAAGTTGATATTGCTGTTACATTCCAAGAAGTAAAAGCTTTAACACGAGGTGATTTATATGAAGAAGAACCAGAAGCAACAGAAGAAAAAACTGAGGATAATGGATAATGTCATTTTTTAAATTATTTCCAAAAGTTGGATACGACTTAAATAGATCCGGTATATTACAAAATGTAGTTAATATCTATAGATCGGTAAGACCACTACAAGAGTTTGTAGATAATGTTGCTGCATATAATGTATATGAAATTAAAAATGGTGAACGTCCTGATATTGTTTCCGAAAGATTATATGGTACTCCAGATTATTACTGGACGTTTTTTATCGTCAATGAATATTTACATGACGGCTTGGCATCATGGCCTATGTCCCAGGAAGCTTTAATGAAATATTTTGAGACAGAATATGAAGGCTTTGCAATTACTACTAAATCTATTATAAGAAGAAATAGTGACCTGCTTATTATCGACCACGAAAATTCTTTATCAGGTAGGTTTAAGTTAGGAGAAACAATTACTGGTTCTGGAAATAATGCTACAGGTAAACTTACTAAAAAACTTAGTGATTTAAATCAGTTGATAGTACAAGATTGCGTAGGTAGTTTTATTGGTGACCCAGATGCTGTACCCAATACTACAGAAGTTGTGACAGGTGGTACAAGTGAAGATTCCGTGGATACCTATAGAGTATATAAGTACATAGATGCTCCATATTATTACTATGTTGAGAATGATGTAGAACAAAGAATATCAGATAATGGTGTTTTTATCCAAGGAGCAACTCCTGAAAGTGATTTAAGTTTTATAAGTAATAGAGCTCATTTGGAATCGACAAATTTAGAAAGGTCGCAGATGAGAGTAGTATCACCAAGGTACATATCCCAATTCGTAGATAAATTTGAAGAAATATTAAACAATGACTAAGGCTAGAAATACTACTAAACTTATAGGGAATTCCGGAGTAGTACCCGGATCATACATTCTTTCTAAGCTAGATTTAACTACTACCAAAGGGCAGGTGTTTGATATTAAACAGCTTGTAACTGGTATTACTATTACTGAAAGTATTTACATGGCTTCTATAGAAGCTGAGATTGTAATACTGGATGGTGTTAATTTGTTTGAAGAATTAAAACTTAATGGTGATGAGAAGATTGATATGCTTATTAAGATTAAAGAGCTTGAATCGGGTGACACTGAAAAACATAATCACACATTTTATATTTCAGAAATATTAGATTTTGCTAGAAAAAGAAATGGATCCTCCACTTATCTTTTAAGATGTTTATCAAAACATGCATATATTAATAATACTAAAATATTAACTAAAAATAGAAGTGGTACAATAGGTACTATTATAAAAAATATATGCACCTCTGATTTAAAAATTAAAGATAAATATTTAGATGTTAATACTTCTACCTCTCAGAGTATTAATTGTATTATACCATCCCTGCGGCCTTTTGCTGCAATTAAATGGTTGAACACTAATGCATTTACTACTACTGGTGCTCCATTTTATTTTTTTGAAACACTTAATAGTGGAGTAAAATATAAATCATATGAGGATTTTGTTGACAGCGAGCCAGTAACAGAATATATACATACACCAGTTCTAAGAAATACTATAGGTAGTAAAGAGTATTTTAAAGAAACTTCAAGGCGAATTAGAAAGCTTTCTTCAGATTTAAATTTATCAAAATATGTGGCCACTTTAGAAGGAGCCTTTGCTTCTACTACTCGATCAATTGATATATCTACTAAGTCGTATACTCCTAAAAAATATAATTATAATAATATTAGAAAATTAAATTCGCACAATCCATTTCCTGCCAATAGAAGTAATAATGATCACTATGATGGTAAACCTCTTGACAGGATTTCTGATGGTAAAAATTATTTTATTTCTAATAATAAACATGCATATAAGAACTCTAATAATTTTCAATCACCGTCTGCAATTTATATGGGAATGTCACAATCATACATATCTACAGAAGAGACTTTAATACATGATATTACAGTTGCTGGAAATTTTAATATAGAATGTGGCCAAACAATCCGTATTAAAATGAATAAAACATCTGCAGCAGATAATGAATCCGATCCTATTGATAAAATGCAGTCAGGTAGATATTTAATATCTTCTATTATACATAAATTTGAAGACGAATATACTTTACAGATGGAAGTAAAAACAAATTCTTTTGGATCAGATCTGGCAGATAATTTAGTATTAGAAGATAGTGATGGTAAAGGCACCGAGGTAGCAGAATGAAGGCAGATGAATTTATAGGTGGACAGTTTGAATGGTTTACAGGTATTGTAAAAGACATTGATGATGATATGAATTTAAATAGGGTGAAAGTCCACTGTTTAGGATTCTATGATGATGTCCCTACTAAAAATTTACCATGGGCGACTGTGGTCATGCCGGTTACCAATGCTTCAATAACAGGAAACGGTGGTAACCATCATTTAGAGGTTGGGTCGTGGGTTGTAGGTTTCTTTAGAGATGGCC